ACCATCAACTAAATCTATAACAACTTCTTTAACAACATCTTTAACAACATCTATAACAACTTCTTTAACGACTTCTTTTCCTACAACAAAAGTCTTTTCACTTATAGAAACACATTTGGGAAATACTTGTTCTACTTCTTGACTGATAAATCCAAGCACATTCAAATCATCTGTTTTCATATATTTCTCGTCCCATTTAAAGCGTCTTAACTTGAGATTTTTAGATACATTATAACACATATCAATATCTGCATCTACAATATCTTTCTTTACTCTCATATCACTTGTTATAGTCCAAGTAGTAGTAGTAGGTTTTTTCGCACTATCTAACGATAATTCAAGTTGAGCGGTTGGAGCGGTAATTCCTAAACCCACTTTCCCGTCATTTTTTATTATCATTTTTTGCGTAGGAACAGAACCCGAAGAGGAATTTTCAAAAACTAAATCTCCCCTTGATGCAGTTGAACCTCTTGCCCTTAAAGTCATATCGCCATTTAAACAGCGAATATCTGCTCCCCCATTAACGCTATTAGCATTACCATAAAAGCGTAATCCTAATTCAGTATAATTCCCCGCATTATTTAAGCAATCTATAAAAATTCCGCCCTTACGAACTAATAGTTTATCCACTCCATCAAGAGCAATTGGAGCAGTAGCGGAACTTACGCGTAAAATTCCCGCAACATCAACATTATCTTCACCAGTAATTCTCCCTAATAAAATTTGGTTGCTTTCGTATGAATGTGTATCGCTCCCTATTGATGTTGAATATGATACATTAGCGTCATTATAAGCATTTCGCCCTAATCCGCTATTATTAGTCCCCGAATAAGAACCCGCTGCTGCGTCGTTATGTCCTACATAAGTATTTCCACCACCTAAAGATTGAAAACCGCTTTTATACCCTACATAAGTATTATAACTCGTTGTAGATGCCGCACCACTTCCCGTATAACTCCCCAGAAAAGTATTCGCATCACCCGTATTATGAAAAATAGCGGTATTATACCCTATTAAAGTATTATCATTTGCGGTAGTAAATAAATTACCCGCATCTACTCCCATCAAAATATTTCTACTTCCAGTAGTATTCGCCCTTCCAGCATCCGCTCCAACCATTAAATTTCCCCCACCAGTAGAATTCACTAATCCCGCTGCTTTACCTACAAATGTATTACTTTGTCCCGATGTTGTCGCCCTTCCAGCATCTAAACCAATTGCCGTATTTTCAACCGCTCCACTAACACAATTCCGCAAAGCATTCGCACCGACCGCAGTATTCCCATCTCCTCCACTCGCTAAAGCAAAAGACCCTACCGCTGTGCTATTACTTGTCGTTGTAGAAATTAAAGTGCTATACCCTATTGCTGTGTTGTGCTGACCCGACCCAAGAGTTAAACCGCTAAGATTTCCCATACAGACATTAAAAGAACCCGTAGTGATAGTCCTTCCCGCATCATAACCAAATATAGTATTTTCCGCTCCAGTTGTAATATCCCTACCCGCTTGAAATCCAATAGCGTTTAATTTAATCCCCGTAGTAGCGTTTTTTAATGCTTTTTCGCCAATAGCAACATTCCCCCCACTTCCCGCTCCAAAAACTTTTCCCGCTTCCCAACCAATCGCAATTCTACTATTTTCATTCGCATTTGCCGTCAAAACATCTAATCCTAATCCCACATCAAAATCTCCCGTTGTTTTCGCTACTCCATTATTTCGCCCTATATAAACGTTATTATTACCCGTTGTTAAAGCAGAACCACAATCCAATCCAATTAAGCGGTTATTATTTCCCGTTGTTAATGATTGTCCCAAATTGTTCCCTACACAAACATTATTTTGAGATGTTATAATACTCGCTAAATTTCCCGCTGCTCCTAACGATATGTTATTTTGATTAGTCCCTAACCCTTGAACTAATTTTGATGTGCCTAAATTAAGTGTTCCAGTTCCAGTAAAATTAGCATTTAGAAAATTAGCATCTGAAAACGTCATAGTTCCTTGTGCAGTAGGAAATCTACAAAATTTTGTAATTGCCTCATCATACGTAAGAGGTTCATCTCCGGAATTAAACATATTAGGGTCAAATATAGATAGATTTTTTAAAGGTGGAGTGTAAGCCGACATTATATATAATATTGATATATTAAAAATTTAATAATTTATAAAAAATATATTCTAAACTTAATAATATAATGCCCCCTAAGAAGAAATCTGATGTTTCTCATAATGGTAAAATTATTAATATGTATGATCATATCCCTAAACACCTATTAAATAAGGTTGACAATCCAAATTATCATTTACATAAATTAAAATTACCATTTAGGATGTGCATTGTTGCTCCAAGTGGAAGCGGTAAAACAAATTTTTTGGTTAATCTTTTACACCTATTTTCAAGCGGAGATAAAGGAACGTTCCAATCAATTCATATAATTACGAAAAATTCAGATGAACCCTTATATAAATGGTTAGTTGCTAAATGTGATGGGATTGTAATTAAAGAAGGTTTAAATAATACTCCAAAATTAGATGATTTTGATAAGGATACAAACCATTTGGTAGTTTGGGACGATTTAGTATTATCTAAAGATTTATCGTCAGTAGAGCAATATTATATAAGAGCAAGAAAACAAGGTGTTTCGGTAATCTTTATTAGTCAGAGTTATTTTAAAATACCTAAAATAATCAGAAACAATTGTTCTTATATGGTTTTGTTAAAATTGAGTGGTAATAGAGAGGTTAATATAATTCTTAGTGAATTTGGTTTAGGTATAACAAAGGAACAACTTTTAGAATTATATAAATATGCTACAAATGAGAAATTTAGCCCTCTTATTATTGATATGGAAGAAGATGTAGATAAACGATTTAGAAAGGGATTTTTAGAAATTTTAGACGTTAATCAATAATATTTATAAAAATTTACAATTATAAATATTATTTTTTTTTTATTTTTTTTATTTTTTTTTTATATATCGCAATAACTCCAGAAATGTTTAGCCCAATCAATCGGGCAAGGTCTATCTGGATTTCTTGTTTTTAATTTACAATTACAATAAAAGGATTTTTCTACTTTTTTTTTAATTCCAATTTCATTTTTATAATATTTATACTCAAATCCTAATTCGGTTAATTCTGTTTTACTCCATTTTACTTTTTCTCTTGAAGGTATATTTAATTTATCATTTATAACCCAATCTATAACAAATCCGTCATTAGTTTCAGTCCAAGTATGCCCTCCTCCGTTATAATAAAGCCTCGTAGATATATCCAAACCGTTTCCTCCTCCGGCTATTTGTTCGCCTTTATAATATATTATACCTAATCTTTGTGTATGATTTTTTTTATTGTTATGGTGTTTCGTATGATATAGAACGTTCCAATAACAATTATCTTTATTCAACCAAAACTTATCCTCAATAAACGCCATTTTATAATATATACTAATATAAAATCTTTAAGTTATTTTAAATTAATATATATTATTTTTTAATATAAACTTTTTCCTAAAGTTTTTGGTTTATTCTAATTTTGATTTACTTAAATACTGGTTTAATAATTCATTTAATATTTCTGGATTTGCTAATGCTAATTCATCTAAATTTTTTCTAACTCTTGCTACAATAGGTAGATAAATATCATATTTTTTCATATCGTCATTTGATAAGTTATGTTTATATTTATAATAATACGCTTTATTTTTGCTTTTAATTTCTTCACATTTTTCTTGATACTGTTTTCGTTTATATTCTCTCATATATTTTGTTCGGTCAGCGGTCTTCAATATAACTACTGGTAATGATTCTATAATATTCAATTCAGTCTGCATAGTTTCCATTATATAATATAGATATATTTTATTCTTTATATCTATTTATTTTATAAATATTTATATTAATTCCTAAAGTTTTAAAATATCTTAGACAAAATAGTTTAACCATAACCAATTTTTTTATTTTTTACTTAAACCCTATAATTATGTATTTTTGACAGAAATAATTGTCAATTTTTATAATTTTCAAAATACTTTTAAAAACTCATAAAATCAATTGTGTCTAAACTATTTAATCTAAACTATTTATAATATTAATATTTATTTATGTTAATATTATTTATTATTCAATATCATTTACATAAGACATCTCGCATAACAATTTAAGAATTTTATTAAAGTTTTCTCTTATAGATGTTGTCAATATTTTTAAAGGGGATATTTCAACTTCATTATCGTTTTCGTTAAAACTCATTACCAATATATCATTTACAGCTGTATTGTAATTATTTATTACTTGCTTTATTAGTTTAGATAGAAAAAATAATAAATTATCTGAGTTGTCATTTTCTTTAAATGTGATCCATCTCGTTGTTTGATTATAGCACCTTTCATTTATATAAAAATCGTATTGTCCTATATCATTTAAACATTCTTTATACTGATGAATATTAAACCCATTTTTAATCATTTCCTCTCTTGTTAATGTTTCTTTTAATATTTTTTTAATTTCAAAGTCATTCTGTTTATAGAGTAATACTTTTCGTCTTCGGTCGCTACAATAAAAGGGTTTCTCATCTTCATTTAATAAATCATATCGTCGTTTAATTAAATCATAAATAAAATTTACTTGTTTATCGTTTGCTGTATCACCTCGTATATTTCTTAAGTCTCTAATATCATTATGATCTATTTTAATATTATTAAAAAAATCGTTTATTGTTATTACGTTTTCATAGTTTTCAATTTTGGTTTTATTTTTAACTTGTTTATTTGGTTGTATTAATTGAACTACTGGTTGAATTTGTTGAGGTTGTTGAGATTGTTGAGTTTGTTGCAATAATTGTTTTAAATATTTAATTTCTAATTGAGCATTAAAACAATCTTCTTTGTATTGGTTTCTTTCTTTTTTAACATTTTTATATTTTTGATAATATTTATTATTTTCTTTTGAGTTGTTATTTTCGTTTATAGTTTCTTTAATTTCTGTGCTTGGTAATGCTGTAGATAATTTCTCTTTACGCTTCAGATACGCTCGTTTGTTGTATTCAGCCTTTTTGTTTATAAGAGTTTCCATTATATATATACTATAGATATTTTTTTTAAGTTGTTTTATTAATAATTAATATAAACTTTTCCTAAATGTTTTGGTATTTATTAAAAATTAATATAAACTCCTAAAATTGGCTTAATATATTTTCATTAAAGATTGAGCAAAAATGTGAGTAGAATGTGAGTAAAATGTGAGTAAAATGTAAGCAAATGAATATTTTAAGATTTTCTCTAAAGTTTTAATATAAAATCTCATAAAATCAATTGTGTCTAAACTATTTTGTCTAAACTATTTTGTCTAAACTATGGATTTTATAGATTTTTGTTTATGGTAAGGTGTTTTTTATTTTTATTTTTTCTGTTATGATAAATGGTAATATTTTATATATATATAGTTTTATTAATTATTTGAAAAATAAAAATAGTTTAGACAAAATAGTTTAGACACAATTGATTTTATGAGTTTTTGAAAGTATTTTGAAAATTATAAAAATTGACAATTATTTCTGTCAAAAATACTAAAATATAGAGTTCTTATAAATTTAGCAAAAATCAATTGTGTCTAAACTATTTTGTCTAAACTATTTTGTCTAAACTATTTATATTAATTATTCATAAAACTATTTAAAGAAATAATATTTATAGTATATAAGAATGCATAGTATAAACAACAATTACGAAGGGTTAGGTGAAAGTTATTCAGTTAAGCATCTTGATAAAACATATATGAAGTCAATCAGTCTTAAAAAATTAAAATGTCATCAATATGTAATTGATAAATTTAAGCGTTATGTAAAAAAAAAATCCCCTTTTTACGATTTAGATGAATATTCAAAACTAAAAAATATATTAGATGAATTAAATACATACGAAACCCAAGAATTAATTAACCAACATAATACACATTCTAAAAATGAACAAATTATATTTAAAAATCTTACTGATATGAATATAAAAAAATCAATAGAAGATTTTGATAAATTTTATAATGAAATATTACAAGAAAAACAGCAAAACGCAACAGACGATAGGAAAGAATACAAAAAAAATTATATGCGAGACTATATGAAGGTCTCTAAATTTGAGATGTGCGAATGCGGAAGCGAAGTTAATATCTATAAAAAAACACAGCATTTAGCGACTAAAAAACATAAAACATATATATTAAATTTAAATAATTTGGAAGTTTAGTCAATTATTTAGGAAATTATTATAAATTAAATTATTTATAATATTTTTTTATCTTCCTTAATTATATATGGACAATAAAATAGAAATAGACCAATCCAGCCTACCAGAGTTTAGAGATAAACTTATGAAATGTAAAACAATTGCTTTAAGTGAGATTGGAAAACATCCACTTACTAACCCTAAATATTTGTCTAATAGTGATAAAAATGAAGTTTTAATAAAAACAAGAGATATGTTAGACTTGATGCCTTTAGATGAGATTAATAAAAAATTTAATACTGTATGTAATGAGAAACTATTCTGTTCCGATGTTGATTATTCTCAATATTCTGTTTATGTTGATAGAAGAGTAGAAATCCAACAAAAAATTTTTGATAGTGAAGAGGAAGTATTCCAGAGATTAAAAGAAGAACTTAAAGTTAATAAACTTATTGAAAATAATTAAATTTTATTATTTTTATGTATTGATAATAATATATAATAATAATTTATTTTCTATGTATTGTATATATGAGCGGACAACCCTATAAAAATCAACTTGATATTTTGAAAGTGAGAGAAGCCTATTTAGCGAATCTTAAACTTAGAGCCGAGTTAGACGACAAAAATCTCCAAGCAAACCGACAATATATTAGAACTGGACAACTACCAACAGAACTAACCGATCAAAGGACTTTAACGGAAAAACTGGTTGATACTGAAAGAATAAAAATAGATTTATCTAATAAATTGCTTGAAATTACAGACGGAATACAAGCAAGGGATATAGTTAATAGTTTATCTCCAGAACAACTTACATTTTTATCACAAAATTTTCAACCAATAAAAGAACAGATGAAGGCTAATTATTCTTTAGGAGTATTAGCACCGATTTTTGTTGATTATCTTGGGCGATATATTGATAAATTTAACCAGACAAGAGGAGTTGAATACGGATTACAACAAGCAACCGCCCGAGAATTAATAGCAAATCAAAGACTCATTTTATCCAATATGGCGAGTAAGAGGGATATACTTGAAATAGAAGAATTGATTAATCGTTTGGGTATTCAAAATTCCTCACTTGGAAAATCAATTAATAAGAACTTGAACGAGATGAATGAAATATTGGAATTTCTACCACTTACTATAACAGAATTAGGAAAAGCCGAAAATTCTATTCAAAAATCACAAATGGAAGAAGCAGTCAATAATATTGTTAAAGATTTACCAACAAAAGCCGATTTAGCACAAGCCATTTACACAATTGAACGAATGGAGAAACTGGACAACGAAGACGGCGTAAGACGAGCCTTAATAAGAATAAATGAAATAACATCAACGGCTGAGGCACAAAAAGACGAATTAGACCGATTAAGAGAAGGATTGAGATTGTATAGAGAGCAAAATGCGATAAGCGATACGATGGAACAAGAGCGAAAATTTAATGTATTAGACATATCTGAATTAAAAAAATTACCTATAGGAGACAAACGAGAATATGTAAATAACGCCTTTAATGTATTATTGCAGCAAGGATATACACAACAAACGAAAGTTAATGACTTTGTAAGAAATCTAAACAGACAATACTCATTAGGAATAACTGACAAAAATTTAACATCATATAAAAAATTAAATGAAACCAATATAACAAGATTAGTTCCTTATATAAATGCTTTAATTACTAATCAATCTATACCCGCTACCGGCAACGGAATTCAAGGAAAAGGATTAATACGAGTAAGACCATCACAAGTTTTTGAAAGTGATATTGATTATTCTGTAGGCATTAAACCAACCGCTAAATTTATTCCAATAGGACGATTTTTAATAAATAAACGTCAGTTAGATAATGATATTATTGCTATAAAACGCCCTGCTGGTTCAACTATACAAAAATTACCATCTCAACGAGTATCAAGACACTTTGGAAACGTTATGCGTAAAATAGTAGGAGGTGGTATGCCTACATTTGAAGAAATACAAAAATTAACAGACGAGGAACAAGCATTTTTACATAAAGTAGCAAAGGAAACGAGAATTGATGATAAATTATCTATTCCAACACCAAAAAAGGACGAAGATGAAAAAGATATAAATGAATTTGAAATTTTAAGAGGACAAATCTTATCCGGTAATGATAATACAGAATTAGTTAAAAAATTTAAAACAATATTGCTTAAACTCTCAAGAAAAGAATTAATACCAAAAATTCAAGTAAGAGATTTGCTTTTAGACTTGGCGACTTTAGGACACTAATTAATATATTTTTTTCTTTTGTTAAATATATGAATAGCGGGTATTATCCTATTATAGAATCTGGACTAAAAAAAAATCAAGTTCAGACTAAAAGCGAGGGATTACAAGCCCCGTTTTATTTTGGAGGTAGTCAAGTCTCTTCATCGTTAGATATGTTAAAAGGGGCTGGAGTGTCTAATTTAAGAGATATTGTTATGGATCATAGACGAGTTCCTATGTGGGAATTTGAGAGAAGACATAGAACTCCAGTATATAGTGCTAATTCTACTGGAATGGGCTTTAGAAAAAAAATATTTATTAACCTTAAATAAAATTAAACCGCTTATTAAAATTAAAATCTATTAAAATTAAAATCTATTATTAATATATATACTATGCGAACTATAATTATGAATACAAACAACGTTGTTAATGATGGTCAAAATAATAAACTTGTTTATAAATTTCCAAACTCAGTTCTATTTAAAGATAGTTATATAACATTATCATCGGCTCAGATGTATTACTCTTGGTTTAATATATCATCTAAATTAGGAAATAATATTTTTTATTATGCTTGGCGAAATGCTTTAGGGGGCTCAACTAACTATATAGTAAATATACCAGATGGGCTATATGAAATATCTACCCTTAATCAATTATTACAATTTGAATTTATCTCTAATGGTCATTACTTAGTTAATTCAACTGGAGAGAATGTATATTATGCTGAGTTTATTGTGAATCCGTCTCGTTATGCTGTTCAGATAAATACCTATCTTTTTCCTACGTCTTTACCTGCTGGATTTACTAACCCTGCTGGTGTTCCGTTTCCTCCTCAGACGTATAATCCGGTAATCAACTTTCCTGCTAAAATTAACCAAATTTTCGGATATATTCCTAACTTTTCAACAGATTTTAATACAAATAACGCATTTGCCCCTCCTGCTTCATCTATCTACGTAAGCAAAACTGCTGGTGGAACACTTTCATATATTTCAACTACAGCCCCTAATGTTCAACCTAATTCAAATGTAATATTAACACTTTCAAATATAGATAATCAATACGCATCACCTACTGGCGTTTGTTATACGATAATTCCAAGTGTAGGATTTGGAGAGGTCATTAACGAAAGACCTCCGGAATTTATTTGGAACAAACTAATCCCCGGAACGTATAATCAATTAACACTAAGTTTATTAGGAACAGATTTACAACCTATTATAATTGGAGACCCTAATATGACCTTTATTTT